CGGGACTTGGTTCAAACATTTCAATATCCCAAGAGAAATCTATTTTCTCTAAGACTTTAATTTCTTCATATCCTTGACCAAGATTTGATCCACAATCAACAAATATTTTTGAATTAATCATATTCCTATTAATAGTTTTCCAGCTTCAATCTGACCAGATCCTCTATAGTTTCCGGACATAGGAGCAAAAGTCAATTCTCCAATAAACAATGATTTATCAGTTGAATCTTCAATATTTATATTGTACATATCAACCCTAACATAATCAAATGGTTCACAAAGAATTTTGGCAATTTCTTTCATCCTTTCCCAATTTTTTGGTTTTTTAAACTCTTTTACAAGTTTAAAATTTAAATCAAAATGAAAATCATAGCAATTTCCATCCATATCAGTGCATACTTCATTAGTCAGACTAATGCTTCTATCTCTAATTACTTGACAAAATCTTGGTTCTCCAGCAGAGCAATGAAATTTATAATCTATTAGATTACTTCCTAGATACTCTTCAGTAAAACATTTATATTCAATATCTTTATAAAACCACTCACCTCTATAATACCCATCATAAACAGAATTTTTATATTTTTCTACAAGATTTAACTTATAATCTTCAACAACACCATCTTCAACAAAGGCAACCCCACCTGAATCATTATTTGACTTAATGAAGCAAGTCTGAGGGTGGTTTTCAAAATTTTCTACTTTACTAAAAAGTTCTTTAACATCATTTGCTACAACATAAACTTTAGGAACAAATCCTTCTCCAAGTTTTTCATTAATATAATCTTTTACTTTCAGTTTATCTGTGCATAAGTTTTTTAATAAAAGTCTTTCATTTTCCATAGACCACTGAAGTTTTTCATTAAAACTAACTCTTTCCATTAAGATCTCCTTTTATGATTTGAATAAACTATTTGTGGCATAATATCATTACCCCTAATCGTATTTGCTCTTCCTGGAAGAATTGATGGTTTAATTCCAAGTTGATGACAAACAAAAGGGAAACTAATTTGGTCTCTGGAGGAGAACATACAAATCTGTTCCCACCACATCCACCCCATCCTTTGGGTCAATGAAGTGTTTCTCTGTACTCTCACTGGTAGTTCATATAAACTATTATTCTCAGGATAACCAATATCCCTATAAAAATCAAGTTGATCCTCTACTAAATTGGGATGATCATACTTAACATCAACTACAAGTTTTCCTTCTTGATATATACAATTTCTTTCTGGATGTTTAAAAACTGCAATATCACTATCAATAAGATACTCATCAATAACTTCAAAAGGATTCTTTTCAAGAATATGAGTAGAATCTACCCAGAAATAATAATCATATTCTGGTAGAAATGTAAATGGTAAAATCTTATATACTTTAGCATTCCTTCTATTTTTGTAAATGGGGTCGCTAGAAAAATCAATTACTGGATGAATTGTCCATTTATCGTTTGCTGTATTATCATCAACAAATGCGTGATAATCAACTCCTTCAAATGGTATTGGATCTAAAAGTTTATTAGATCCAATAGAAGATGTAACTACTGCTATTTTCATTTACTGTACTTTTTTTTACAATATTCAGATTCTCTCGATTGTAATTCTGCTTTATTTTTAATATTTGATGATATCTGATAATCACCAACTCTATTTGAGATTAGAACATCATTTAAAAATATTGGTTGTCCATACTTTTCATTCATCCCATAATAGAATTCACAATCCATAAAGGAAACAAGAGTTTCATCAAATCTATTGTCAACTTCTTTTCTAAAAGATAGTACAGATGGTGAGCTGATAGTATTTACTCCTTCAAGAAAATTATTATTCCAACTAGGATACATCTCCCAATAAAAAGAATGCCCATCATTTTTAGTATGATTGCATCCATTTACTAACCAAACTTTATCGCTATTAGCAAATTCATTATTAATTTTTTCTAATGACTCAGTGTCATAAAAGAAGTCGTCTTGAAACATAACTTTGATAATATCTCCCGAACACATCTCAATTGCTTTGTTTGTGTTTGCAGGTCCATTACCTCTATCATTTTCATTCTTAGCATAAACAATCTCAAATTTGTCTTCAAATTGTTTGACTTCTTTTAGAACTTCATCATCTATACTGTGATCAGAAATACAAACCTCAAAATCTTTATGGGATTGTATTTGAATAGTTCTAAGAAGGTCATTAAGATACTCTGACCCTCTACCATAACACTCCCAAGTTGGAATTGCAATTGATATTTTCATTTTTCTATTTGATCAACAATCCAATTGTAAGTTATAATAATACCTTCTTCAAGAGACTGTGAATAATCCCATCCAAGTTTTTCACGAACTAAATCATTGTTAGAGTTTCTACCACGAACACCAAGAGGTGCATCAAGTTTATGCATTCTATTTACAGCTTTTCCAGATACTTTAGCAACAATATCTACCAGTTGATTGATAGTCACCATCTCTTCAGAACCAATGTTCACAGGACCCATAAAGTCAGAATCCATCAAACGACGAGTTGCTTCTAAGCATTCATCAATGTAAAGAAAAGAACGAGTCTGTTCACCATCTCCCCATACCTCAATAGAACCACCAACTTCGGGAAGATAGGCTACTTTACGACAGATTGCTGCTGGAGCCTTCTCTCTTCCACCATCCCAAGTTCCCTCTGGTCCAAAAATATTGTGATACCGAGCAATACGAACAGGGATACCATGATTGCGATTGTATGCGAGGTAGAGTCTCTCACTAAAGAGTTTCTCCCATCCATATTCTGAGTCGGGGTCTGCTGGATATGCTGATTCTTCACGGCAATCTGGGTTATTAGGGTCCATTTGATTGTGCTCTGGATACATACAAGCAGATCCAGAATAGAAGATCTTAGTATTATTCTTACCCTTCTCTTCATTCATATTACGCTGACACTCAAGAACATTTAAATTAATTTGAACTGAGTTATGCATAATTTCTGCATCGTTCTCACCAGTGAAAACAAAACCTGCTCCACCCATATCAGCAGCAAACTGATAGATCTCATCAAAGCACTGAATATATCGATAAGGTACTGAATTATAAAAGTTGCCTCTATCTCCTTTATATTCCAATACTCTACGGACAAAATCAAAATCACAAAGATTTCCCTGTACGAACTCATCTGCTTCAGTTTTACTGAACTCAGGAAACTTAAGATCTACACCTCTAACCCAATATCCTTCTGACTTGAGTCTTTTGACCATATGACTTCCAATAAAACCACCAGCACCCAAAACTAGTGCTTTCTTTCTATATGTGCTCATTTAAAAACAAAAAAATATAGTACCATTAGTATATAATGTACTAAAGATACTACATTTTGTCAACCAGGCTCGCCACTTGCTCTTTGACCTGAAGCAAGAAACAGGGCGGGAGTTTCCTCCATCCGCACCAGCAGGCTTAACCCTTATCCTACGGGGTTCAAGGGGTCATAGTGACTCCACCAGTGTGAGTTTTAAGTCTTCCCAAGACCAGGGGGTTTCCCGACCAGGGCGCTTTTATAGTCATCCCGAGACTAATTATGCTCCCTGTGAGGATCGAACTCACCTCAGCCGAATTATGAGTTCGGAGCATTCACCAGATTGCTAAAGGAGCGTTTTTGGGCGAGGGTGTCTGACCACGATAATCTACGATTCAGCAGAGGGGACCCTTCTTTTAATACAACTTTCCTTGTTGTACCCAATAGGACTACCGAGAATTGAACTCGGTTCACTCCGTTATAAGCAGAGGGCATTAACCAATATGCGATAGTCCCATAAAAAATTCAGTCTTTATTATAATCTGAATGAATTATTGATATTCCAAATATAGGAACCATAATTAATAAAAAACTTAGAAAACCAATAAAAAAAGTATTATTGAGTAAGTGTCTAATAATTTCCATTTAATCTGATCTTTGTAAGTATTCTTCAAGTCTAACTAAAAGTCTTTCAACGTCATAGGTGTCAGAATTATTTTCTTGCTTAGCATAAAAAATATAATCGTCTAATGATACTGTAAGCAATTCAACATCACCTTTAGAAAGATTTGGCGATTCCCAACTCATCGAACTTCAAACTCCAATTTAACTACTTTACGGTTTTTTCTTTTTTCTTGCCATTCAATATCTTTTTTGGATAATATATTTCCTTTTTTAGATACTGAATCTTTTTCTATGATTTCTACTAATGATAAATCTTTTGCAGATATTTTATCATTCTTTATGACTACCATATTTTCACATCCACAGCATTTAAATTTAGATGGATGTGATTCCAATTCTTTGTTGCAATTCTTGCATATGATTTTTAACATCTCTAAGCATTCCTTTTATATCTTCAAGCTCTTCGTGAATATCTTGATGATGAAAACGAAGTGGTTTTTGAATAAGTTTTTTAATTTTTTTATCTTTCATTGGTTTATTTATACTAAGCGGGTGACGGGAATCGAACCCGTGACCGCTGCTTGGAAGGCAGAAATTTTACCTCTAAACTACACCCGCATTTGTCAACGATTAAAGTATATCATTTGTTGAATAACTTGTCAACCATTAATCGGGAGACATTTTAGTCTCCCTTTATTATCAAATTTCGATGGTAGTCATTCTACTTGCATAATCATATGCATAATGAGTTCTAGCACCGTGAATTCCCCAACCAATCCATCTATAAGTAACATTCATATATGATGGAATAGACTTTCCTGGAGTCTTCATATAATCTTCAATACTTTTCCATTGTGGTTCATTAACCATATAATTAAGTTGAAGATTTAAATTTGATGGGCTCATACCATTTTTATGAGCGTGTCTACCAAGACCATAATACCTTGAACTAGAAGTCCATTGAATTAAACCGTATCCACCATAGCAATTGGAATAACTGGTTCTTGCACCACCTTCACAGATGTTGGGAATAAACATTGATTCTTGACGAATATTACCCATAATAGTTGCAAGAGAATTACGATCTTTAACTCCATAATTCTGAAGGAAATTTAAAGTAAAAATTTCATTTTTTGAACATCCTTTACAAGTTAAAAATTTTTCCTTTTTACTTTCAGTAATAACCTCTTTAACTGGTGGAGGAGGACCATCCATTTTATAGTTTGGAAAATAATTTGATCCTACGACTGAAGATAAAATAGAAACTGGTACTAAAAGATAATTAAACACTAAATTAAACTGAACTCTACATCCGTATAGAAGAGGGGTAAACCTATCTTTCGGCAGGCATCTTCCACGGCTCTAAAAATAATCAAATACTAATGATATGAATAAGTATTTATACTTAAGTAAAATCAATGAACATTACTTCTTGATCTTTGTCGATCATCCATTCTTCGATTTCTTCATATAATGCAATCGCATTTTGACACTCTTGATTTTCACTCAAAATGTGCATACGATCAATATAATGATCTAGTGTGCTAGAACACACTTCTCTCATCTTCAAATTATTCATAAAAATAATCTTTCCTGTAATAACGTCCGAGAATGTTGCTATTGTAGTACATAGGACTACCATTGTCAAGACATTCAGATAAAACGTTATTCAAAAAAAGTTGTTTAGTTTCTTCGTAATTTGTTTTACCTAATGTCTTATGAAGACTTAAAATTTTTCTTTCAAAAGATTCTTTATCAAATTTTTTTAAATCTTCTTTGAGTTCTGGACAGGATCCATAATACTTTTTCCAATCACTTTCTTTTTTACTTCTTCTTTTTTTCCCCTTATCTTTCGTAAAAGACCAAAAATACTTTCTTCCAATATAACAGCGATTATTATAAGGATTTCGTATATGATATACAAAACCAAAATAATCTTTGATGTCATCAGTCTCAAAAGGTTGGTCATTATAAATCCAGGGATTATTATATGTTGACAAGTTGGTCTCTATAGTATCTTAAAGTATTTAAGCTACTATATTTTTTCAACTCTGACAGAGTTATTATAGGGGTATCTCAAGCCCCTGTCAAGCTACTTATCTCCAGCTCTGTAAGGACGTACTTTTGACTCTCCATCCTTCTTGTCTGGAGCGACCATCTTAGTCTTGTACTTCATTGATGTGGGTTTCTCCTTCTGAGCCTTTTTGAATCCCTTATGTACCTTTGCAGCGTCGTCATACATAGCCGCTTTCTTTGCCCCTGACTTTTTAGCAATTGCATTAACGATCTTTGCTTTCTTCTCTCCAACATCACTACCCTTCATTCCACCAGTGTAATGAATGTTTTTCTTGTCCACGTTTACTCCGTGCTTCTTAAGATGACCGTGGAACTTATCTGTATCGTCAAACTTAGAACGGGCAGTAACTAGATGAACATTTTTTCCTCTTTTAAGTTTTCTCTTAATATCTTTTATTACCTTTTTGTTTGGTGATGAAGTTTGTTTGAACTTATCAGAACTCTTAAACTCACCAAAGTCATACTTATGACCTTTATCTAACTTATGAGTATTGAATTCTTGGTTACTTAAACTCTTTACTCTTTCACCTTTCTCATTCTTTACGTGAACTTTAACGCTTGGTTTTCCCTTTTTACCGTGACTAAAGAGAGTTTCATCAACATCATAAGCGTGTACTGTACCACCCTTCTTTTTCTTACCTCTTGCTTTTTCTTCTAGATATTCTTCAAAAATATTATTAACCCACGCATCACTCATATTCTCAACGATTGTTTCTGCCGATTCAAAAGAATTGCAAAAATTATTTTCGATTAAAGCTTCTGTAATAAAGTAATAGAACTGATCATAGAGATCCAGATCGTTCTCTACGCTCTCCTTATTCAACTTAGGTAGTCCGACCTTACCCCTCTCCTCCTTATGCTTCTCTGCCGCCTTTGGAGAGTGTCTCTCGGCATCCTTCTTAGTCATATTACGAAGTCCAGTTGTCCTTCTTCCACCCACTTCAAAGCTAATATTCTTTTCGTAAATTTCTAAATATGATTCGTATAAATGAGAAATTCTAGACATAACACTAGTCATTTAAAATTATTTATAAAAAAAGAGGGGTCTATGACCCCTCTTTTAAATATTCATTTTTTAATTACAGACATCTGTGCACTTCTTCTACGCTGTTCTTTCTCAAGTTGCTCCTTGATTAAAGCAAGAACATTGATCTTATGCTCTTCGACGTTATATGAAACGCCACGATAGGTTGCAGTGGTCATTGAATTTCTCCTTAGAAACGAATTGTTTACCTTACGGTATATTAAAATTCCGTTCCTTCGGTCGGTTTGCGTCTATGTTACATTTCTTATTTGTAACTTGTTTTACTTCCCAAGTCAGATCATTCTTAATTTTATCCGAAAGATCAGAATTATTACTAATTCTAGATATGATGAATTGAGATTGTAAACAAGTTAGTAGAAATGCTTCCATAGATAAACGATCCGTTTCGCCGTCCTACTTGCATTCACCATCCTAGGATGGTGAACGAACGATGGGTATATCATATACCCACTACGATATATAGTCAAGTTGTTTTGTAACTTTTGTTACAATGTAAATCCAGCAAATGAATCCTTTTTGAGGTCTTGCTTAATTCCACCAACAACATAAGATTCTACCTCAGTTTCCTGAGGAGCAACTTGAAGTCCTTTAGAAGAAATCCAGTGCTCAGTCCAAGGAAGAGGATTATTCTTTGCAGGAATATCATACTCTGGCTTAAGTCCAATTGCTTTCATACGACGATTAGCAATCCATTCGACATAATTATGTAGAAGTTTATCATTCAATCCGATCATAGATCCATCTTTAAACAAATATTTTGCCCAAGACTTCTCTTCATCTACACAGTTTTTAAAAGCATATCTTACCCATTCTTCTTCCTCTTTAGCAATTTGTTGCATTTCCGGATCGTCTCCAGAACGCCATTTGTTGAGGATGTTTTGAGTAATGACAAGATGCTGATTTTCGTCTCTTGAGATGAGAGAGATGATTTTAGCGGATCCTTCCATAAGCTTGAGTTCACCAAACGCAAACGAGCAAGCAAACGACACGTAGAATCTGATACCTTCGAGAATATTGACATTAGCTACAGCCCTATAAAGTTTTCTTTTCAATTCAAGTCTTTCATCTCTATGATGTCCAGCTCCTTCTTGAGCAAAAACCCAAGAGTTTGTAGAGTCATATTGATGAGCTGAATTTATAAAATCATCATAAGCATTAGTTACAGACTTAGCCCTTTCAATAATCCTATCGTCAGATAAGATAGTATCAAATACTTCAGATGGATCTGAATAAACATTTTTAATTATATAAGTATAAGATCTGGAGTGAACCATCTCCATAAACTCCCATACTGTCATACAAGCTTCTAATTCAGGTAATGAGCAGTAAGGGATAAAAGCCATCCCAGGACCACGCCCTTGTACAGAATCCAAGAGGATCTGGTACTTAAGGTTACTAGTGAATATGTGTTTTTGCTCAGGACGAAGTGTTTGGTAATCTGCACGATCTTTTTGTAAAGAAATTTCTTCTGGTCTCCAAAAGTATCCTAATTGTTGTTGAGTCAATTTTTCAAAAACTGGATACTTATAGGAATCATATCTTTGAACTCCTAATGGATTTCCAAAAAACATTGGTTGCTTTTTGGAATCAACATCATTTGTATTAAAGACGGTAATTCCCTTGAGCATTGATTCTTCTTGCGAGTTAACTCTAAATTTTGCAACTTTCACAGTCATCTTCTCCGTTTTTTAAAATGTCATTTACTAATTCGCTAATACTATTTAACTTTTCATCTTTAATTTCATCTGTCTTATTATCATAAGTGTTTTGATAATAAGAGGTTTTCCATCCGTACTTATACGTAGTTAAAAAGTCATTTGCCATTACAGAAACTGGAACTTCATTGTCTGGATAGTTTTCTGGATTATAAGACCAGTTTCCAGAAATTGCTTGATCAAAGAACTTCTGCATTACGGAGACGATCTTAATATAACCTTCATTAGAAGCCATATCCCAAAGAAGAGTGTAGTTATTCTTGAGATAGCTATACTGGGGGACAATCTGCTTAAGAGGACCTTTCTTGGACTTTTTAACGGACAAGTAATCTCTAGGTGGTTCGATCCCATTTGTTGCGTTTGACACAACGGAACTGCTCTCCGAAGGCATCTGTGCGGACAATGTGCTGTGTCGGAGTCCGTGTTCCAAAATTGACTTTCTAAGACTTTCCCAATCATGATCTAACTCCTGTGATGAAATTCCATCAACATCTTTTTTATAAGTGTCGATTGGAAGAATACCGTCTGAATACTTTGTACGACCAAAGTATTCACAGTGTCCCTTCTCTTTGGCAATTTGATTTGAAGACTTGAGTAGATAATACTGGAAAGATTCAGACAGTCCGTGAACTGCATCCCAAGCTTCTTGAGAATCATATTTGAATCCAAGTTTAGCCAGGTAGTGAGCCAGACCAATGAACCCCACTCCAAGAGACCTACGTGCTTTTGTAGCAATCTCTGCTGCTTTAATAGGATAGTTCTGATAATCAATTAGTTCTTCAAGTCCACGAACAGAAAGATCACAGAGGTCTTCAAGTTCTTCATCAGATTTGATCTTACCTACATTAACAGCAGAAAGAATGCAAAGTGCAATCTCACCAAACTCATCATCAATATGATTAAGAGGATATGTTGGAAGAGTAATCTCTTGACACAGATTGCTCATCTCAATCTTGTCTTTAAATGATGAATGAGAATTACAATGGTCGATATTCATAATGTAGATACGACCAGTCTCTGCTCTCTCTTTCAGAAGATTTAGAATAAGTTCTTGAGCCTTGATAGTTTTCTTCGGAATAGATCCATCAGATTCATAAGTTTTATACAAATCATCAAACTTATCAGTGCCGAAAGCATCGTACAAACCTGGGACATCGTGGGGACTAAATAGCGTGATGTCTCCATCTTGGATGAATCTTTCATAGAAAATCTTTGAGAGTTGGATCGAATAATCAAGTTTTCTCACTCGATTATCTTCTGTTCCTTTATTGTTCTTAAGAACAATAATATCTTCTATTTCTTGGTGCCAGATAGGAAAGTGAACTGTAGCAGAACCACCTCTGATGCCGTTTTGTGTACAGCATCGTACAGTTGATTCAAACTTTTTAAGGAAGGGGACAACACCTGTGTGTTGTACCTCTCCGCCTCTGATTTTAGCGTTGATGCCACGGATTCTGCCTGCATTAATGCCGATACCAGCCCTCTGTGCGACGTACCTACCAATAGCCATATCGCTGCTAAAGATACTATCGAGGGAGTCATCAACATCAACGAGAACACAAGATGCAAATTGACGGAGTGGTGTCCGAACTCCCGCCATGATTGGTGTTGGGATGTTGATTCTGTGTTTTGAGATTGCATCGTAGTACCTCTTTACATAAGAGAGTCTTTTTTCTTTGGGATACCCTGCAAAAATTGTCAGAGCAATCATCATATACATAAACTGTGGTGTTTCGTACACCTTTCCAGAAGATCGATCTTGAACAAGATACTTATCTACTACTTGACGAAGACCTGCATAAGTAAAAAGCATATCACGGTCGTGATCGATCCAGTTATTAACCTTTTCAATTTCTTCAGAGGAATATTTAGTAAAGATTTCTGCATCATATACTTGCTTACTAACACATTGTTGAATGTGGTTTTTAAGATGTGGGAAATCCCACATCTTTCCAAAAAGTTGTTTACGAAGAGAGAATAGAAGAAGTCTTGCTGCAACGTATTGATAGTTTGGACTATCAAGATCAATTAAATCAGATGCAGATTTAATTAAAATTTCTTGAATTTCTTTGGTTGTAATACCATCATAAAATTGAATACCAGATTGCATCTCTACCTGAGAAGCAGACACTCCTGCAAGATCTTTGCAAGCTTCTTCAACCATAAAATGCATCTTATCCAAGTCGAGAGGTTCAATCTTTCCACCTCTCTTAAGAACCTTATTCTCTTTGCTCATACTCTTTTCCATCCCATAAGTTTTGCCTTTGCCTGTAGTCCCATAAAAGTATTTTCCTTTAAAATTTTTTGCACATCAACACCTTCAATAATCATATCATTTATATCTTTATATTTCAAGTCTTGAGGCCATATAACAATTGGAAATTTATTGTCAATTACCTTTTCCATTCTGTCTACAATTTGTTTATTTCTTTTTTCATTATCATAAACAAAAATAAATTCAGTTCCTATATAAGACTTAAAAAATTTATAATCAACATCAGAACCAACCATCGCAATAGCATTTTCTATAAACATACTATCAAATGGACCTTCAACAATGTAAACTTTTTTATTTAAGTCTACATTATTTAATCCAAAAATTTTTGGTTGGTTTTCATCTAACACAATCGTAATATATTTAACCTTTGAAGATTTTTTAAGACTACGACCTTGATATCCAAAAATTTCATTATCTTTAATTAAAGGAATAATAATTCTAGGTTCATCATTATCAGTATTTTTAAAAGTAAACTTTTGAGTATTTGTCCACTCTTTAAAATTATCACAATAATACAATTCCTTTAGAAATTTATCTGGAATTTTTCTACCTTTAATATACTTAAATGCTAAGTGTTCAGGATCTAAATCTTTTATCCTGGGTAGATCAAAATGTTTTTTTGCGAAAGATGGTTTCTTAAAATTAAACTCAGGTTCTGGAGTATTAGACTTTTTGCCAGTTATACCCTTCTTATACCTTTCCATTACATATTGATCATACATAATTGGATCAAGATCTTTTAGAAAATTTGTAAAAGATCTTGAATATCCACAATTATGACACTTAAAGTTATAGTCATTTTTTACAACATAAAGATAACCTCTAGTTTTGTTTTTATATTTTTGACTATCACCACAGTATGGACACCTAAAAGTGTAAAGACCGGATTTAAGTCTTTTATACTTATCTAATCTACTAGATACGAGTGAAATAAATTTTTCATCAATCAAACTCATAAATTATACTACTCTAGAGTTTTATTCTACCAAATAAAGCTATCACCTGTCAAGATTTATTTGGAAAACTCTTTATTTTCATTTATAGATTCCATAATAACCATTTTATTTGGGTTCCACATTCCAGATGCTAAAGATGAAAATGCTGCAACTAGAACAGTCAATACAGCTCCACATCCAATAGTCATCCACTTTATTCTAGAAACATCTTCACATTTTGCATTTAAAATTGCAATTTCATCTTGTAGATCTGATTCAATATCATCAATCTTATCAACTATTCTCAAATCTCTAGCATCACTTTCATTTTTCAGTTCTTGTATCATTTTAATTAATATATCATTTGCTTTCATAGCTTGCTCAATTCTTTCTTCATGAACTGCAAGCATTTTTCCAACATTAACATTAACTTCACTTAACTTTCCAATAGCGTCATCAATTTTGTTTACTACATTTACGAAATCTGCAAACTTTTGCTCTAGTACAGCAAGTTTAACTGATTCGTCCTTTTCCATTGGAGTTGTTTCGTAGGTATCTTAACCAAGGTCTTTGAGATTTTTTACGCTTTCTCAAATCTACTGGAGGATCATCTGGAGGTAGTCCAGCCATAGTACCTCCACTGGCAGTGACATTCTCTCTAATAATATTTAGAATCTTAATTAACTTTTTATTTTCCATTAGATTGAATTTAATATCTCTAAACACTTTTCATCAATTTCAATTTCATCTAAAAAAGATTTTGGATATTCAGGAATTCTATTTAAAAAATATAAAAAAGTTTTTATAGACGACCATAGTTCCTTTTCAAGTTTATAAAAAAGTAAAGGAGCTGCTGCATCGTGAAATATATTAAACACAATGATAAAATGATTTACTAAAAGTTCAACTTTAAGTTCTCCGCTTTTAACATATTTTCTAAGAAGTTTTTTAATATATTTGAATCGATTCAAATCCTCAAAGAAATCTTCTTTAGTTATTGCTTGAGGATTATCGTAATACTTAATTGCAAATAATATGTAATTATCTTCATTCAACTCGTCAAATTTCATATCAAGCAGTAATTGTTAGTGTTGTTGCTCCGATGCCTACTCCTGCAGTTGTTCCTGCTCCGGCAATATTTTTAACTAATCCAGAAATTGTTTTTGTTACTGCAGATCCTCCAGAGAAATCTGTAATAGTTCCAACTACTGATGTAGAGTCATTAATGGTCAATACTGTTCCAATTCCAGATGGGGCAGTAAATGTAAATGCAACTCTGTTTGTAATTTGACCATTAAAAGTCAATACTGTTTGTCCGATACCAGGAACATTAACTTGAACTTCTGATCCAGTAGAAGCAGCAGTACCAACAACTTCTGTTCCGTCATCAGCATTAATTAAAATAGTTGCTCCAGCACCACAATAAACTGCCTCATTCCAAACAACGTGAACATATCCAGTTCCACCAGCTGAAATTCCAGTTGTGCCACCAGCTGCAACACTAATTGGAGATGCAAAATTAGGATCCTCAAAGAACACTGCAATAGGAGTAGCAAGACCTAAACCAGTTGTACTTGTACCTGCACCAGCTGTGTTTAGTCCAGCAACAGATACTAAAATTTCGTCATTATATCTTGAAGTTAATCCCGAGTGATGGGAATCTTTATAATGTCTGAATACCCAACCACGATTATCTGCAAAGCAGTCATAAGGACTTGCAGTCCTATCAGTCGCTTCAAATAAAGAACTATCAGAAGAATAATTTCCTAAGTATTTTGGAATAGCAAAATTATTATCTGATGTTTCCGAATTTGTTGAAATTCCCCAAAGTGCCATTTGATTTTCCTTAATTTTCCTAAATTTATTTATAAAAATGGGGGAATGAGATTCCCCCAATAGTTTATTTAATATTAACTAATTTTTTTAAAAAAGTATTTATAATTTGATATATTGAATTTTGTTTTATTCTTTTATTATTTCCAACCCATTCTGAAATTGCAAATAGAAAAGCAAAAAATATTGCTGCTCCATGTGCATACAAAATGCAAGTTAATGCGGAACTCACTGTTCTACTGAATCAGTTTTAAGAAGAGCTTTTCTTACTGTTTCGGCAAGAAGATTATCAATATCATTATCAGTAGTTTCAACATAACGATCCAAAAGATCACATACTAATTCTTTTACTTGTCTTGATGTCAAGAAAGCAATAATAACTGGTTTAAAAACTTTGATTAGATTAGCCATTTATACCCCTTAAAGTAAATTTAACATTGGGTTTCCCTGAATTATTTATTCGTATTGAGAATCAAAAATATCAACAATTTCACTTAAAGTATATTCCGAGATATCATAACCTTCATCAACAACATTATCTACCCAAGAACAAAATTCTTCAGAGAATTTTTTCTCAGCATCTCTGAATTCTTTTGGTGACTCATAACCTGTTTTTTTAGATCCATATTTGATTGAAGATCCTCTACCTAAAGACTTTCTCTTAGAAGATTGCTTTTTAATATCAATTCTTTCTTCAATATTTTCTTCATTCATTTCTGGACTTATTTTCACTTTATTTCTCTTTCCAGATGGCATAACATCTATTATTTTTTCTTTTTTTTCTTTTTTCTTGCCACCCATCTGATCTTCACCTTTAGCACCGGCAATAACATCGCCTCTAGTTACCTTATCATATGGAGGATAATTATTGGCAAGATTACCATCATTCTTTTTCTCTTCAAGTGAAATATATGGATCTTCAATTACAAAATTGGATTCTCTAATTTCTTTAAATGAATTAGACCAAGGATTAGACATTTACTTACTTACAGATTCCTTTTTTTATTTATGCTTTACATTCACAAACATCTTTTATCCAAGACTTAAACATAAGACCATCTTCAGTCACACAAATTAAATGATTTGCTCCAGAACGAATTATTTCTCCTCTAAGTCCAGTATTACAATTTTCTATAATTGTTCCTACTTTAAATATTTTTCCTAAAATATAATTTTCTCTTAAATTTTTCCAATTCAACTCTGGAGAAATTTCCCATTTATAGGATTCTTCTGAACTCATTGACTTCCTTAAATCATCATATAAACTTTTCATCATATTTTTATCTATACCTTCTGGCATTGTTCTCATAAAAATTTCAGCATCACCACTAAGTGCAGCTTCTCTTGCTATAGATGATTGAGACTCAGATTCCTTTGTTCCAGATGAAATTACACTCATACTTTGATATTGATATTTTTCACCATTAGCTTTTGCAGTCAAACTTTCAATCTCTGCTACTCTTTCGTCACCAGCAACAATGTTTATAGAAGTATAACCTTTCTGATTTAAAAAAGTTAATACATCAAAAATAGTTTTAAAGTTATCATCATCCATAATAACTTCAGCATATTCTGGGAACATTTCCCTCATATATGCAATCTTCAATTCAGGATCTAATGGATTTCTCTTTCCGTCTTGGGTTCTACTTGGGAAGATGTAGAATTCTCCACCAGAAGAAACCTTTTCCAAAGTTTTGAAAAGTTTTAAATGATCTTTAGATGGTGGATTAAACTTACCAAAAGCAATACTTACAGTATCTTGACTTTGTGGAGTTTGAGTCCTTCTAGGTGATTCTACTTCTTTTGATCTTGCTGCAATATCTTTTAATTTTTTAGATACTTCTGACTGTCCTGACTTTGTTCTAGATGATCCACCTCTAGTGGACATATATTTTGATGAGGTTTCAGATTTTCTATCTACTTCATCTTTAGATTTCTTTTCAGATTTATTACCACTAAAAATTTTAAGTTGTCCTTTAACAGTCTTAGCGACTAAGTTTCCTTGGCGGTCATACCAATCTCCGTGACCATTTCCCATCAACCCCAATCGTTTTGCCTGAGTTGATGCTGAAGTTTCTAATGCTTCGGATAAAAAATCTAAAAATCTTTTCATTTATTAATTTCTGTGTAAATAAGGTCTTGGTTTTTTCTTATATAACTGAGACCTGCTTTTTTTAGATGTAAATATTTATCTTTATTATCCTTTGGATTTTTATTATGATCCACAAATGATATAAAAAATTTAGAGAAATTTTCAATAGATCTTTTCTTTATCTGCTTTACTCTAACAGATTTTTTATATATTTTAATTAATTCTGAAAATAGTTCTTTCATATTACATAAGGGTTTTTGTCAAGGTCTTCGTTAGAACCTGATATATTTCTAATATAAAGTCCATAAGAAAAATTATATCTACCACTTCCTTTTGGTTGAACTCTAACTCTAATTAAAGTTTCTTGTGGTAAAAATAAAGGAATTTTATTTGATATATTTAAAGGATCTTCTTTACCAAACCAATATAATCCTTTTTTAGAAATTTGTATATAATTTGACCCTTTACTAGTATAATAATCAATTATATCACTTTTAGAACATTTTACTTTAATTTCACTTAGATTCTCTGAATCTTCTTTACCTCTCTTACTTCTAGGTTTTGAAAGAATAGGTCTTGCTGGTGATGGATTACTTTCTTCCAAATAAAAAGGATAATAATTACTGTTATCTTTATACCATTTCTTATTAACTAAATCTGTAAGTCTATATTTTCTTGCAACATTTCTCATAATTTCTTTTGAAGTATCTTCATCATCTTCTTCATCATTTTCATTCAAAATCCAGGGTTTTACAGATTTTGAATGATCAAACTTTAAAGTTCCAGATCCAAATGCAGCAGAAGATGAAAGTTTAACTTCTATTCCAGATTCACCATAACTATTATATACTGTAATATCCTGACCAGGAATTTGTTCAACTCTAGTAATATAATCAGGAATTTTACCACTTTTTTTCAGATCTCTGAATAATGCTCTTTCATATATCTGACCTTTATTTAAAGCCATAAAAAAATCTCGTTTCTTATATTTAGAAACGAGATTTAAAAATCACCTATCGTCTTCAGATCTATGTTCGCTATAATAAACATCGAAACTTCCACCAGGATATCTCTTCATAAGTTTATCAACATTACCAGAAACAACTTCATCTAAAGATACTTCAAGAGCAATACAAGCTTGAGCAACGTACCACATTACGTCTCCAAGTTCGATGATAAGATGATCTTTATTATCTTTGTTCCAGGGCTTTCCTTGGAAAATCATCTTCTTTACGATCTCCAGGAATTCACCTGCTTCTGCATTGATACCAACTCCAGAAGTCAAAAGACGTTCAATATTTGCTCCTTTCTGATCAAGTTCTACCATACGATCAGAAAGTGCTACAAAATCTTTTGATGCATCTGAAGTGACAGCATCTACAAATTCGGTATACTTATCGAAATTAATTTTTTTACTCATGTGAATTTAAAACCAGAAAATTTGTTTTGTTTTTTATCCTCTTCAGGATCATACTCTTCTTCTTTACCAGAGTCAAGTATATCTTCTTGTGCAGATTGCTCGCAATCATACAATCTCATTTTTGCTCGATCAATACCAACAATGAATCTCTTATTCATAGTTGGATCATTATAACGATTTTTAAGTTGCTTGACCATAATCTGACCAAGGTTTTCAAGTTCCTCAGTAGAAATAAGTGCAAACATAAGATCAGCAGTAGCAGGGAGACCAAAGGACTCACTAGTGTCAGTAATGTCAACGTCAGAGCTACTATTATGTGTGAGGATGCCATTCGCATAAAACAAATGATTTCCAGACACTTCAATATCTACAAGTTCTCTTTCATCAAGTTCTTCAATTTTTATAATTTTTTTCAATAACATTTTCAATTCAAAATAGCATAACGAAGTTTATAAAAAGCAACTAATTGAGGATAAGTTTCAGTATAATTTGTACTTCCGTGTTTCTTTTCAACAACTAATGTTTCTGTTCTAGCAGGAGTATAAGAAACCTCATAAAGAAACACCATCTTGTTATTTTCTTTGAGTTCCTTCATAAACTTCACAATCTCATCAAAGTTCCCACCCTCAACTTTATAAGTTTTTGCTTCAACACTCTTTCGGTTATAAAGAGCAGTTGGTCCCAAAAGAAATCCATCAATATAATCTTTGATTTGATTTACACAATCAATCGTATTCTCTTTTAGATTTTCTGGTTCCTCTTCTTTAAAAAGTTCATAATTCTTTTTCATAGAGGAAAGTGAATTCTCTAACCACTCATCAAAATCAAAAGTGATACAATAGTTTTCTTCTGGGATTTCTTCATCTTCCCATTCAAACTTTTTGTTTTCTCCAAACTCTTGGATTTTATTGAAATGAGACACTAATGCATTATGAGTGTCTTCACCCGTAATCGCAAGATTTTCGTTGTATTCATAAGTTTTAGTCATTTTTTAATCCTCCCACAAACAAATCCTTTTTCAGTATAATTTTCATAATCCCAAATATTAACACATAAACATTCTACCACATTATTAATCCAAATAACACCTTTTCCACTTTCCCAACCATTCAATAAGTAAAGATTAATTTCTTCTTTTTTGATAAATTTTCTTTCTTTTAAATCTTTTTTATGTATCCAAGTTCTACCAGAAGAACATTCTGCTATTTTATTTTTATGTTCCTCTGTAAGTTTTTTCCCTCTTTTACTTTCTGCGATTTTGTTTTTAGTTTCTTGTGAGTGATTTGTATTGAACTTTTTATAAACACCAAGAGAGTATCTATGTTTTTTAGTTTTTCTCATTTTTTCTTTTGATTGTGTAGAAAAACTTATTCCATAGTTCCAAGCTCTACCATTTTTAATATTTTCTTCTATTATTTCTTGATTTGCTCCGTGATAGTGTTTTTCATAATTACAAGTTTCATATCTTATATTATATCCACATCCATCCATATAATGTGATTTGTATTTGCGGATATAATAATCTTCTTTCATTCTTACTTCACTTTCATCAACCTCTTCTATCACTTCAATAGTAAAGTTTCTCTTACCATATTCAATAATAGCATCAGACAGAAGTTTATTTCCTTCGTGCCTTCCAAGAGTAATATGTTCTTGTAATCTTCTATCCAATTCATTTTTAGTCAATCCAACATAATACATATGTGGATTGACTGCTGTGTTGGTAATTAGATAAATCTTTACTTTCATATCAGTAAGTTATACTACTATTATTTATAAGAAGTAAAACTTACACATACTATTCCTTTACATAAAGACACATACCTTCTTTCAAACCCCCTTTGATATTCACTTCACCATTTTGAGTTGGGAACAAGTGTTCTTCACTACAAATGATTTCTTTACCATCTTCCAAAGTAATCTTATAAGATTTCTTTTTAGATTTTGGAAAGACATTTAGAACTTCATTATAACCAGTATTGGAAAGCACCAAATCTCCAACTTGAATATTTGAAAGTTCTTTCATACCTTGCGGTGTTTGAACTTGTGTTTTCAAATCCAAGCAATAACCAGAACGAGTAGTTTGAGTTGCACTTACAATTGGAACATTAGTTTCTACAGCAAGTCCACGAAGTTCTTCAGCAATAGCTTTAACATAAGAATATGAATTTACTGAGAAATTTGACTTATATCTACTAGAA